TATTGCTTAAGTATACTTCATCCTTAACAAGAATGTCGTAGGTAGGGAAATTATCAAAATCACGAGCCATCCATTTACTCCGGTAATACTTCAAAATCCCAAGCAGCACCCAAAATAATAAAAGGCGTTTCATTGAAAAATTCAATCTTGGGAACAAATCCTTGGCCTCTAGGTGTAGTTCCTAACTTTCTCCACACTGTTCTATATGTTCTCTCACCTAACTTACCCATAGTAGCTATTAAATCATTGCCATAAGTCTGGCCACCATCACGTGAAATACTTAAAAATACTAAAGGTTGTGGGCCAACAACTTCTGTTTGGTCTTCTAAAATAATATTTTGCCCATCTTCAGTTAAAATCTCTTCACCATTTTCCGCCAATAAATTAATATCTATCAATTCCTGTACATCAGCACCACCTTGCAATACATCTAGCTGAAATCTATCAATCCTAAGTCTATTGTAGCCTTCAGGTGTCATTTGACGGCCTATCCTCATGCGTCTAATAGGTTCGTCATCATTAGTCGGTGTTTGATCGCTTACAATATAAAATACAGCCTTGTTATAAGCCCCGTAGTAGTTAATGCCGTCAAAATATACATGGGTTTGCGCAGGATGCCTATCACCATTTAAAACCTCTTCTTCATGCCATTTGGGAGCGTCCGGCGTACTCATTGAAACACCATAAACGAATGTGTGATTTGCTTCGGTAAAGTTTAATCTATAGAAAATTAACCCATTCTCTTTGATTAAAATTCCTCTAGCATCTGCGACACCAGTTTCTGGATCATCAACCGGATTTGCTGCGTATTGCGCTAATTGATAATCTAAAGCGCGATTGCTTACAAGTGTAGATTCAGTGCCTTGTACTCCCATCACACCAGCTAAACCACCCTTATCCTGAGCTAGAAAATACATCCTATCAAAATCTACAGCTATACTTCCTATCGCAGGAGTGCCAACTTCCATCAGTAGAGAATTATTGCGTCTCAACGGCAAATTAGTGCCCTTGCCAGCATTTTCCCAAACTTCTGTATAATTCTGTGAAAATAAAAATATACGCCTATGCAGAGTCCTGCACGCAACAATCGTCCCAGGATGAGAGGTGATACTTCCTAATTGCAGTTCACCGGAAACCGTAATTGTATTTACCGCTGTTCCTGCGCCTGTAATATCTATTGCAATATTTGCGATAGCGTTTGCGTAACTAGTCGCTAATTTTATATGAGCTGGATTTGTACTTGAAGGCGTTGTAAGAATTACATAATATATCGTATCTAACACTAGAGGCGTAGGTAATGAACCTGTTGTCGTAACTGTAACAGGAACACCCGTAGCAAAATTATTACCATTGGTATTTAATGCAAGAGTATCAGTTATAGTATTGGCGGTATAAGTAGCACTTCCACCGCTCCAAACCATTCCCTGATTAAACTCCGAAAGCTGAAAATTATTAGTAGTTCCATTGGCTACCAAGAAAAAACCATCGATATAACAGACATCTATAGGATGCTCCGGAAATCCTGTATCTGTAATACGTGTAAAAGTATTTGCTAATGTATCGTAAATCCATCCTTGCAACCCATCAACAAATATAACCTGGAATGTATTTGCGTCCACTCCTACATAGCCAGTTGTTGTATTAAGATTGCCGATAGGCGATGTAATAAAAGTTTCTAATGTGCCGATCGTGCGAAAAACAGAACTGCCATAAACATGAAAAATCGCGTCATTAAAGACAAATGTAGCTCGCGAACCACCCGTCTCAGAACCAAAATTAAGATTAGCATTAATTAATCCAGCAGTTGAAAGTAATACTTTAGGTCGTTTACCATCGGCATCTATATATTCAAAAAGATTAACAGTGCGTTCAGCATTAATTTCACTAATGCGCTGATTATCATAACTGCCGACAATGTCATAATCTTTACGCATTTTAGTAAGCCAGAATATTTTGCCAGTAGAATGGCTCTGGGCGACTTAAAATAGCTGACGGACGAACAGTAACATCAGTTTCGTTAGCATTCTTGATAGTAAGAAAATAATCTTGATATTCATCTTCAGCAGTTTGCGGCCAATTACCAGATGGATAATAAGATAGAAATTTACGCGCCAAACAATACTTTAGAAATCCATAATAAAAAGGCGGCAACTCTGCAAGACTTTGATTAGCACTTAGGCTATCAATCATGCTCTTAACACCCAATAGACATGGATAAGGTTGATCAGGGGCAGGATAAAGAGTGATGTAACTCTCATTTGCCTGTTTATCTAGAAATATAAACCCAGGACGAGTATTTAACGGTAGTAAACGGGTTACCCCGTAATATTGCGCTTTGTTAATAATCTGTAAAGGATAAATAATGCCTTGCCCAGCACTTGGGACAGTATAGTTTGCATAAGATAAATCAACAATCCTATCTCCTACTACGTCAGCAGGTACAATATCAGAAATAGAGTAAGTAGCTTGAGCGGCAACTAGATTAAATGCTAACTCTGTAAGATAAGGGATATAAATACTATCAGCCGCAAACTTTGTAAGTAATTCGTTAAGTAAGTCTAAACCTGAAGAAAGCATGAAAGAATCAGGTGCCTCGCCTACTCCAAGTTCCCCCAACAAGTATAAAGAGTTAACTATAAGCTCATTTACAGTCTTAGTTACCTGAGCCATAAAACACCTTTATTTCAACGGGAATGCATCATCCATTCCTTTGCATAACTTACGGCCAAATGCTTGCGCTTTTTCGCCATCATTACTCATATAAGCGTCAAATTCTTCCATTTCCCTGGGCATTCTTGGGCGATTACCCATGTGTGATTTCATCTTCATTTGTTCAGCCTTAACAAATGCATTATTTGATTGAACCATTCCATTATCTTTCATATTTGTCTCCTAAAATTGTTTCACGTGAAACATTATTTTTTATTCTTTTTTTGAGATTCTTGTTTAACCTCATTTTCTAACTTTTTTTTATATAGTTTTGCTTTATTTGGACAATCAAACCAGACGCCTTTTTCTATCAGCTTTTCTGCCTCATCTTTCTCTACGACCCGCATAGGATCGAGAGGATGAAAAATACAAGTCAACATAATCACTCCTTATGACAGTACTCGTACAGCATACTGGGGATGCCATACAAAGCCACATAGTAAGTCAAGACGCATATAGTTTTGATAACCAAGGATGTCACCAGTTTGAGTAACAGCTAGAGACAATCCTGTTTCCGGATCAACGGCCACACTTGCATAAGGAACTTGCAATTTGTATAAAGGAGGACATACTATATCTATTGCTCGAGAAGGATAGGCGACATTTACATTGTGCGATCCAATCATGGTCACTGGCGCATTATCAGGGATTGGATTACTCACATTTCTGTTAGGATTTAATGTGTCAGATATAATAATTGGTGCAACCATCACAGTGATGTTGCCACTACCGTCAGTACTTGCGTTAGCGGTAACGACAAACTGCATATCTTGACCAGTTGCAGCGCGTCCTACAGGGTTAACAGATTCAACACCAGCAATCGATATAACATCTCCAACTAAAAAGTAATCAGTTATATTGATAGTTGCGCCATTCATTATGATCGTATTTCCAGAAGCCACAGCGCCATTAACTAACAGTGCGTCAGATGAATGTAGAGTTGGTCCAGCACCAGCTTGATGCCTTTTAATGTTCTGAGATTGGAAGATGTCAAAATATGATAAATGACCTATTGCAGAAGAACGTACGATATCTTCGTTGAATACAGGCGTGAAGTTATTTAACAATGCGCCTTTCAAACTTGAACCATCACGTACAGTCATAGCTAAATAAGCATCTGAGGCTATGTTAACGCCCTGTTCGAGCAATTTAGCTCCAGCGGTATCAACTGTGGTAAAAGAGTTAATAGAGACCCCCGCAGTACCCGTAAAGAAGTTAAGTTCTTGTTCAGCAGCAGACGAAATATCTTTTTCCATCTGAGTTATGATTTCTTGAATTGCTGGCGCAATGAATAAACGAGAAAAGTCTTCAATTCTTAGAGATAAGTCTTGTATTGTATATGCAATCAATGCGTGATATTG